CAACCGAGCAACTGAAATCCAAGCTAAAAAAATTGAGTTAGGCACGATGCAAACGTTAGAGCAAGATATTGTGGATATGCAATATGGTTTAAAAAAAATAAAAGAGTTAAAAAAAGAAATCAAAGCGACATACGAAAAAACGAAATCACAAATTGATACCGATTTAAGCGAATACGAAAACAAATCTAAAGAAGTTGGTATTGAACCTGAACAAGTGGAAGCGTTTATGAAATTGAAAGCGTTGAAAGAAGAAATGGAAAACTTAATAAATAAATAAACAAATGAAAAATAGCACACTATTAGAAAAAATCAAAGCGTTGTTATCTAACGAAATTAAGTTAGAACAAATGATGATGGCAGACGGAGTAACTAAAATTGAAGCGGATACTTTCGAAGCGGGTAAAGAAGTTTTTGTCGTAACCGAAGACGAACAAAAGATAGCCGTTCCAGTAGGCGAATACGAACTTGAAGACGGACGTATTTTAGTTGTAGTTGAAGAAGGTATTATTTCCGAAGTAAAAGAAAAGGAAGAAGAAGTAGAAGAAGTAAAAGAGGAAGTAACGGAAGAAGTACCAGCAGAAGCAACTGAACCTGAAATGAGCGCACATGTATCTAATCCTAAAAAGACTGTTGAAAGTATCGTTAAAGAAACATTTTTTAGCGAAATGGAAAACCTTAAAAAAGAAAATGAAGCGTTAAAAGCAGAATTGGCAAAAATGTCGAAAGTTAATGAGAATGCAACCGAAGCAACCGAACTTTCCGAAATACCTAAACCAATCGCGTTTAACCCTGAAAAAGAAGCTAAAGCCGAAATAACTAAAATCGGTTCTAAAGCACCACGCGGAATAATGGATTCCGTACTAAACAAAATGTATAAATAATTTAAATTAAAATAAAATGCCAAATCCAACAATTACTACATCTTACGCTGGTCAGTGGGCAGGTAAGTATGTTTCTGCTGCTCTTTTGAGCGCACCAACTATCGAAGGTGGCGGGGTAACCGTATTGCCTAACGTTAAATACAAAGCAGTTATTCAACGACTTGAAACAACCGACTTTTTGAAGGACGCTTCTTGCGACTTTACACCGATTGGAACAGTTGATTTAACCGAGCGCGTGCTACAGGTTAAAGACCTTCAAGTTAATATGACTTTTTGTAAATCCGAGTTTCACTCAACTTGGCAATCAATCGAAATGGGTTATTCTTCTTTCGATACTTTGCCAAAGTCTTTTGCTGATTATTTAATCGCTTACGCTGCTCAAAAAGTTGCGGCTGCTAACGAGGTTTCTATTTGGCAAGGTTCTAACGCTGTTTCAGGTCAATTTGACGGACTTTATACTACTGCATTGGCTGATATTAACTTACCACCAGCACAATTAATTCCAGCAGCAGCTATTACTGCCGCTAACGTTATCGGTGAAATGCAATTAGTTTACGATGCTATCCCTTCAACTCTTTACGGAAAACCTGATTTAAAAATATACGTTTCTCAAAACGTTGCAAAAGCATACGTTGCTGCATTAGGTGGTTTCGCTGTTGCTGCTACTTCTAACTCAGGGGTTAACGCTCAAGGAACTATGTGGTACAATAATGGCGCGTTGACATTTAACGGGTTGCCTATCTTTATGGCTAACGGATTGCCTAACGATTCAATGATGGCTACAACTACTTCTAACCTTTATTTTGGTTGTTCTTTATTGAGCGATACCCAAGAAGTTAGAGTAATTGACACTTCCGAAACTTTAGGAGATGACAACGTTCGTGTAGTTATGCGAATGGCTGCTGGTGCGCAATACGGAGTTATTGAAGATATCGTAATTTACGGATAATAACTAACCACTATATTGAAGGGTGGTGGATAATACTGCCACCCTTTTTTTGTTAAACATTTAAAAAATATAATAAAATGAGTTGCGATATTTCACACGGTAGATTAGAACCTTGTAAAGACGTTGTAGGTGGTTTACGAAACATTTACATTCTTAATTATGGTTTATATGACCCACAAACGGACGTTACTTACGACCCGAGTTCAGCACTTTCTGACGTAATAACAGGTATTGCGTTAGCACCTTTATCTAACATTTACAAATACGAATTAAAAGGGACTAATTCTTTCGAAACTACTATTACTTCTTCTCGTGAGAATGGTACGACTTTCTTCGAGCAAGTTCTTTCAGTTCAGTTGAAAAAACAAGACCAAATTACTCACAAGCAAATTAAATTACTTTCTTACGGAAGACCTAACATTATCGTTGAAACAAATAACAACGATTTCTTTATTGCAGGTTTAGTAAGGGGTATGGATGTAACTGCGGGAACTATCTCTAACGGAACTGCGTTAGGCGATATGACAGGTTACTCTTTGACTTTCACAGGTCAAGAAGCAGTACCTGCTAACTGGTTGGATTGTAATACTGAATCACAATTAGTTTCTTTATTAGGAAACCCAACAGTTGTAAATTCTTAAGAACATTGTTTTGTTCATAGCGCG